TATACTGGTATTGTTTTGGATGACTTTGAATCAGAATTAAACACGAAAACCCCAGAACGTAGGTCGGAAATCAAGAAATGGGTAGTGTCTACGGTATATCCTGCTTTAGAAGAAACCCCCGGAAATGAAGGTTGGATATGGTTGGCGGGTACTATTGTTCATTATGACAGCTTCTTACAGATGGTTTGCGATGGTTATAAGAATGCAATGAAAGACAATCGCAGATACCCTTGGGATGTGGTCTTTCATCGAGCAGTAGAGGATGGGAAATCTATCTGGCCAGAACAATTCTCCCTTGAAAAGCTAGATAGAAAGAAACGCGAGTTCATCGAGGCGGGTCTGGTAAATAAGTTTGCACAGGAGTATATGAACGATGCGAGGGATATATCTAACGCTTCCTTTAAAATTGATAGAATTCAGTACTACAATGGTGTATTTAAGAATGAAGGCGGGTTTAACTACATTATTGAAGGGGAAGACGCAATTCCTATTAATGTATATCTTGGAGTTGACTTAGCCGCTACTGCAACAGCAACCTCAGATTTTCAGGTTATACTGGTTATGGGTATTGATGCGAACAATAATAGGTATGTCATTGACTACTTCAGAGAAAGAATACCCACATTTGACGTTCCGCAAAAAATTATAGACATGGCGAAGAAGTATTCTCCAGTAAGAAGAGTAACTATTGAGACTGTTGCCGCCCAAGAAATGGTGCGAGATATGGTGACACGAATGAGCGCCAACGAAAAAAGGCTACTACCCGGCATCTTCAAAGGAGTAAAGCCGCCAGCAAGAATTAAGAAGGAAGATAGACTGGAAACAACACTCGGGCCTATCGTTAATTCAAAGAAGTTGTACCTGCAAAGACACATGACGGAATTGGTTGATGAACTCTTTGAACACCCTAAACCACGTAATGATGACATTATGGATGCTTTATACTATGCAGACTATTATGCTAGGGCACCAAAGTCTCAGAAGATGTCAAAAGATGAGATTGAAACGAAAGAAGATAAAAAACGTGATTTTACACTTAAAAAAACTTATAATTGGATAACTGGATCACGTAATTTCTAATAATATAAGATTTTTTTAGCTTTTTCCTTAAATTCTATTGTAAATAGAAATTTCCCTGTATAACTTACCCTCAGTATTTTATTTATAAAATACACCACATACATGAAGGGCATGCCACACTACCGACAGTATCCGATGGGTGACGTTGTTAACGCCAACCTAGAACCGGGTGAGTACGTCGTCAGACGTAATGCGGTAAATGCATTAGGCACAGAAAATATGGAGATGCTAAATCACGCCGATGGAGCTCATGGTGCATTAAATAAGTTAATGGTATCAGCCTCTCTTGTACACTTGCAACCGCAAGATAACTCTTCAGTAAAGATAGAAGCAAATGGATTCCCCATTGCTGATTCCCCAGTACGACAAAGAGTAGACGCTACCCGCAATATGCAAGAGGGTGGGGAAGCTAAAACAATTAGAGGTGCTAGTCCTGTAGAATATAATTATGATGACCCCGAAATGTTAAGAGCTATACTTTCCGTTCCAGCAAGTGAAGTTGGTGGTGGGGAAGGTTTAAGATATTATTTAGGTGAGAAAAAACATGGTCAATTACCAAGTTTAGACAGAAAAGTTGTAGGAGCTAGAGCTATGCGAAAAATGGCGTATTCACCAGCAGACTCCATACCGCAAGCTATGGTAGAAGGATATTTTGATAAACCATCAAAAGCAAGTAGTTTTTTAAAAAGGTTAGGCATCAATAAGCAAGAAGGTGGAGTAATAAAAAAAGATTCAGAATGTGTTGGTGGTGAATGTGCAATTCCTTCAGCTGTCAATCAAGAAGGATACTATTCAATGCCTTGGAAAGGCAAGAACGTAATGATTGATACCATGTCAAGAATGGAAGAAGATGGTATGGCGCAATATTTGGCAGAGGGTGAAGGTGGTGATTACTTTATGATGAATGAAAGTGATATACCAGCAGATTCATTAAAAGCTTGGTCTGGTAATGGGTATCAAGAAGGTGGGCCTATCCCATATTCAGAAGGTAGTGATTGGGGTGAGATGAATAAAAAATGGGCAAGACAAAAGTTTTTAAGTGATTTAGACCCATCAACTATGGGTCTTATGGAAAACATAAGAAGTAAAGATAGAATCGACCCTGCTACCGCTGAATTATTCGCAAGATTAAAAGGTGAAAGCGTGGAACCTTCATTAAACGGAATATCACCACAAGAAATAAAATCAGCTGGTGGATATCAAGAAGGTGGAGAAGTAAGAGAAACTTTATTAAGTAAACTTAGTGGTGGAAAATATCAAACATCACAAGATCTACCATCTATAAGAGAACAAGCTATTCCAGCATTAGAATTTATGACTGGAGCTGAACATGTTCCTGAAGGCGAAGAAGCTAGCCTTTTAAACTTAGCTTTGGCTGTTCCTTTTCTTGGAAAATTTGGTAAGGGAGCTAAGCCTGCTTTAAGTAAATATTACGCCAGTTTATTTGGTCATGGCTCAGCTTCTAAAGAAAAAGCTAAAAATTATATTAGAAAAATGTTTAAAGAGTTACCATCTATGGAGTATGATAAAGCAAGCAATAGAATAAAAAGAAGCGCTATAACAAAATTAAGAGACGAAAGCCCTTCTGTAAGAGAGATGGGTAAAGCACTATATGCTGAAAAATCAGGCAAGNCTTGGCGTATGAAACTTCACGAAGATAAAGATACTATGGAAAAAGGAGTAAAAGGTTTTATAAAAGAAGCTGAAGATGCTCATAAATATTATTATGGTAAACAACATGGTGGAAGCGTAGAAGATTATTCTTTAGCGGATTATATGATGCCATCTCTGGACAAGCGCTTAGGTAAACCTTTAATGAAATTTGAACATGGTGGTCAAGTACGTCAGCCCGGAGAGCCCGGTTATTATCATTATATGCAAGAATTAGGACAAGCTGGACAATCTCAACCTCCTGCTCCCGGAACAGGCACTACGCAATCAGCATCAACTTGGACAATGTCAGGTGCAGCTCCTAAACCTACAACAGTTGGTGTTGTTGGAGCTCAAAATCAATTAGCTCAGAGTCCGTCATCAATGTCAACATCTATATTAGATATATTTAAAGAAGCTGGAATTGGGATTCCAGATGCAGATTATTTAGAAGGAATTGAAGCGTACGACCCAACAAAACAAAAAAGATTACAACAAAATCTTAGTATGAAAATGCCTACATTAGGTGGAACTGGTGGAGGTGGTTTTGCTGGGCCAACTGGAGCTCAACAAGTCCAAGCTGGCAAACAAAGAGAGCTGGGAATGCAAAGATATCAACAGGGAGCTGGAGATTATAGAAAAGATTGGAGAGAGGGTATACTTGCTAAAATAGCCGAAGACATGAGTTCAGGCACATATGGTTTTGAAGAAAGAGACCGCTATAATGATTAGGAAAGACCCTTATATGGGTTAGGAGAATATTATGGACAAAAATAATTTAATACAAAAACTACAAAACGGAGGGTCTGTTGTACAATTAGAAGAGTATGTGCCCGGTAAGATACTTGAAAAAGCTGTAGCAGATACTATAGAATATGCTAGATATAATAGAGATTTTGAAGAAGAGCAGAGACAATTTGATGAAAGAATGCAAGTTGAAAAAGATAGAGTAACTGTTGCTAAACAACAAAATCTTGATAATAAGCTTTTTAATAATGCTCAATTACAGCTAAAGGATGAAGAATTAAAAAGAAATGATTTTATTGAATTTGGTTCTAAAATGCCTCCGCAAGCTCAATTAGCTTACGCTAAGGCAAATGATATGCCTGCTGATATGATTGAATATGCTACTAATCTAAATACCAGTTGGAATAAATTTCAACAGGACTATAAAATATTAAAATCTAGCCCAACTACTTCAACGNATNATTGGAAAGAATTTAAANATAGGAATATTAGTAATTTTTCTATGTTTAAAAATTTTGCACCTAACTTAGAATCTNANNTTAANNTTGAACATCAAGGAAGAATGAATAAAGATTTATTAGTTAGTATGATAGATTCAAGTCCAAACTTTGTACAGCAAATGGGTAAATTAGGTATTAATGTAAGTAGCTGGAAAGATTTAGACCCTGCTCAAGCTACATCTACTTTAAAACAACTTCCAAG